CTGTGGGTGCGACTTGACATGGCGTTTGCGTAACAACAATTTCACGCAAACATCCAGTATCTCTGACAGCTCTTTCTCTGGCAGAGTTAATGTAATCGGTTAACTGCGAATCGCTATAGAAATTCCCGTTAGCATCATGCAGTAACCTACGGACTTCCGTAATGTACGAATTAAGCGTTGCCATTTATTGACCATAACTCATGCTACCGCTTGAAGGACTTTTCCCCCGCCCTTCCTAGAGGTTGGGAGGGGTACTCTTTCCACCAACGGGGATAACGATTGGTTCTTGCTTGGGGGTTGGGTAGAAATCTCCCACTGGGATAAAAGCTCCATGCCTTTTTCCAAGTCATTTTGAGAAACAATCCACCCTAACCTTGCCAAATAAGGCTCTTTGTTGTCATCTCCATAACCAAAAATGTGACGAGCTACTTCTTGTGGAATCTCTACAGTTTCATCTTTAGGGAAACTATAGAACACTCCCGCAAAGCCATCTTTTAGCTTTTTGTCAGAACGATTGGTTACGAAGATATTTGACATTTAGAAACTCACGACATCGCCAAATACGACAATATCAGCAGTGTTACCGTTACCAGTAGCAGTTGTGACATTGACGAACAAGGCTTGGGTTGTAAAACCAGTTACGGCTGTGTTTGTATTATATGGAACTGCAATATTCAAGTCCTGATAAGTACCAGCGCCAGTAATACCACTGAGTACCACATTGGCTACTACAGCGTTAGAGATGTTGCCATCTTTACTTGTAGTAATTGAAATATTGGCAGAAGCCATACTACCCGTAGGATTTTGAATAGTCACTCTGCGAAGAACGACTTGTCCAGAACCTACAGCAGCGCCAGCATTAGTTAAACCACCGCTTAAAAAAGGAATGGTAACACCAGTGGTAGTACCGTTTCCTGTTGTATTTAAAGCAGTGGCTTTAATGTAGGCAACACGACCATAGCCAATCGAATCAAGGTAAAACTGCCCTAATGAATCTGAATTAGCCATTTATCGCCCCTTAACTGTTAAAAGTGCCAGATACAGGAGAACCACCATTTACAGTCACTAATTGCACTGTAGCGTTAGTAGTAGCCAATAACTGAACATTCACACCATCAGAAATTACCATGCCACCTGAGTTAATCGGATACACATTTGACCATGTAGCCACATTAGAAGTGGAGTTGTAACTTGTAACAGTTTGAATGACCACATTGGTTGTGCCAACTACTAGATAAGTTCCAGCAGGTACGACATTTCCAAGGGTGGTTGCAGCGATATTTGAAGCGTTTTGAAAATACGAACTTGGCGTATTTGCATAAGTACCTGCAATGAGGATTTTATTTAAACCGAGTGCCATGACTAATTCTCCTTAGATTGAAATAGAGTTATAGCCAGATACTCTGGTCATTGACTTAGGCTTGGTGCTTACTAATTCAGCAATCATCAAGACAGCGCCAACATAACCAATCTGCCAGTTAGGTAGAGTGGACTCAAATCCAGTAAATACAAACGAACCTTGATCGTGAATATACAAGCTCAAGTAGTTTGAGTTAATGAAATATACAGTACCTTCTGGGCAGTACGGGTCTGGATAGATTGGAACACCAGCTACCATCAAAGCTCTAAATGCAGCTTGAGGACCGTTGCTATCACCATCAAAACCATGTCCTGGCGTAATTACATATTGCTCTTGACCAACATAATCTTGTGCCAAAAGTGTCCATGTACCAAATCCGCAAACGCCAAAAGTTGGAACTTCAGCGCCATTCTTAACAGTACCTGAAATGTACTGGAGAATGTTTTGACGAGTTGGGTTTACTGAGCCTGCGTTGTAAACCTTAGACTTCCACCATGTGTAGGTAGTACGGTTGATGTTACCGTAAGTAGTCATGTTTGTACCATCATCAATAGCGCCTGGCAAGCCAATGAACTGTTGAGTGTTGGTGTAGTTGTTGTACAAGGCAGTAGCCATTGCATCCATCATTACATTGGTCGCATCATTCATACGAGCTTCGATCAATGGAATAATGGCGTAATCTTGCTGTACTGCACCTTCCATACCGAGAAACGGTACTGGAGCAATCATTAGCTTCAGATTAAATTCAGCATTGAAAGCACCTTGTTGTACTGAAGGTTGGTTAAAAGAACCAGAATAATCAGACCACTGAGCGTTAACAAACTGCGCACCTTGTACTGGTACGGTTACTTGGGATACACCGCCTGAAGCCTGTTGACTATTTGCAATCAACGCAGCCATCAATGGTGTGCTGTTATAAAGCTGTACTACCAGCTTGGGGATAAACGCTCTACGAGTTACATAAGTAAGCTCATTGTATTGGCTTGATCCTGATGCTGGGACTATTCCGCCACCTATTGGCATAATAATTCTCCGTTAAAAGTAAATATCCCCATTTACTGCTGTTTAAATACCTATTGGTCTTGTGTTTTTACGCAAGTCCTTTAGTGCTTGTGCTGCTTCTTCCCTTGCGCCCATTTGTGGATTTTTCCAATACTTAGAAAGGTCAAACTTGTTTAAGGCGCTTGGCGTATAACCCATTGCTGAGTTAGGTGTTGGTTCTGCTGCTTGGCGCATCCAATCAAAATACTCTGCTGCTGTTTCGTGATTGGTCATGCCTTTATCAAGCATGAGCTTTTCAATTTGCTCTACTTCTTGTGTAGAGCGGTTTAATTTTGCTCTACGCTTTTCGAGTTCTTCTCTAGCATCACGCTCACGCAATTTAGCCTCTAAGCCCATAACCCGTTCTTCTGCTGCGGTGACTTTTCTATTGGTGTAATCTTCAATATCAAGTTCTGGAATGGATAATTCTGGCTTGACCTGCTTAGTCATGCGTAAAAATTCTTTACGAGTGCTTGGATTATCAGCCAATTGCTTAGCCAACATTGCCAATTCATCCCGTTGTTCTAAAGACATATCTTCTAAACTCATCTTCTATCCCCTTATTCGTTAGATGACTTTTTTGGTATCGCCTGGCTTAGACATAGACATCATGTTCTTGTAGCCAGCTTTAGGTGCAGATGATAAGCCACCAAACTCTGAATAGCGTGGAGTATTGATAACTTGACCATTTTTCTGATTGTTATCAGTAGGTCTGCGTGGCATTGATGAACCACGAGGTTTAAAGAGTTCCATAGTAATTCCTTACATTTGTGGAGTTGCGGAAGGCATACCGCCTGGCATACCTCCACTAGGAGGTGGAGGAGGTGGCATCCCACCGCCAGCACCAGGAGGTGGAGGTGGAGGCATACCGCCAGGGGACATACCTGGGATTTGTGGCGCTGCTTGCATTGCTTTTCCTTCAGCCGTTGCGCCACCAGCTTGAGGTAATGTTTGCAACATCTGCATAATCTCAGTAGGTTGCAATTCATTCGTTTTAGCCTTCTTAGCACCAATCAATCCAGTCAATGTGCGAATTGCACCCAATACTTTTTGACCTTCTGCTGATTCGCTACCGAAAGCTGGCAAGACTTGTTCTAACAGGTCCATTGCCATACTGATGTTAATTAGTCCTGCTTCACGATTACCCATCTTTGGTTCTGGGGTACTCATTGGTGAAGCCATTGGAGGAGCTGAAGTATCAGACATCCCCGTTACGCCTTCTGGGGCGGGTGGAATACCAGCAGGTGTTGCGCCATCCCGTTGGGATTTAATCATCTGCATTAACTGATCTGAGGGTACGCCCATAGCATTTTCCTATTAAGTTTCTCTGTATCGTAATCTTAATCTATTGAATGTCAAGTGGGGGGAATTATTTAGTTTCCCTCCCCCTCTAGGACTTATTCGGTCAACCCGAAGTAACTTCAGAAGGTTTTAGCCCTCATCCGATTACTTGCGTGCTTTACGACCTTTGCGTGCTTTGCGTGCCATGAGATTATCTCCTTGAGCATACGGTCACCTATTTTTAGGGTAAGGCAGCCACAACCCTTTCCTCGTGAAGGAAGAAACCTTATCTGCGTGACTTGCGTGCTTTTTTATGTGACTTGCGCATTTTAATCTCCAAGTTAAGCTATCCCCTAACTGAACGACCTAGATCCCTTGTTTTAGCAGATCTATCAAAACTTTTTACACCTTGTACACGATACTGCAAATTAGAAGGTTGTTCACCTCTTTTTAAGGATTCCGTAGTCACCCTTGGCTGATCTGCTTTTGGTTGTACATTCTTTGCCATTTAGCCTACCTCTGGTTCTTTTTTACCTTTAGGACTAGGAGGTGGTTGCTTCTGTTCCCCACCGCCTTCTTTTTCCTTCCGCTTCAACTTATCTTTCAACAATTGTTTCATTGGTGGTTCAAGTAAGTCAAGTAGTGATTCTTTATCAATAGCTTGCGCTTTAAACAAATTAAACGCAAGTGTTTTAAGATCTTCAGTAAATATTGGGCTGTTAGAGTGAGCATCTACTTTTACTACAAAATCCTTAGTAAATTGCTCGGCAATAAATGGTACTTCTTCTGTATCCCTAAAATGCGTGTCATCATAAGACTGCATGAGCTTGAGATACAGCGTTGCAACCTTTTCCAAGCTATCTTCAACAATCAAAGCCCGTTTTTTAGCTCTTGAAGAACCTAATCTGGCTAATTGACTTGCATGACCCTGACTTCTTACGCCTGATTCGCCTTTACCAGAAAGAACATTAGATATTCCTGATACTTCAGCAAACATATTGTCAATTTCATGGATCACCTCAAATAAATCAGGTGGCATATTTGGCGCAAGGCGATCTGCCTTTGCATTAGGCATATCTGAAGATAAAAGACCACCAGCACGGTTTAATGCAAAGTTCTTTTCATCCAAAATGCCTGTAAAGCCCGTCAACGCTGTTGGTGGGTTCACTTGTTTAGATAACAAGTCCAAAATCTCTGTCATGCGAGTATTGCGTAGCTCTTGAAGCAACAATAACTGCTGTACTTCAGATGCACCCCAGAAATAGTCATATAAAGGGTTAGGGCAGATTTGTACAAATGGACATTCCCCTTTAAGGAACACGGATGCGCCAGGTCTGTCATACACAATAATGTTTGGAGCTGCCATTGTGACTACCTGATAATCCTCAGTGTCATCATTCCACACCCATAGCTCAGTCATCTCAACGGTATCTTCAGCTACTCTAGCCTTGTAACGGTTCATGCCGTACAAGTCCATATTCACATTACCGTAGATGGTAGGGTTGGTTTGGCTCATCACAATACGGTTTACAGCTTCTGGAATGTCCGATTCCGATACTTTTGTACCTGTAGAAAGCCTTGAAACAATAGATTCACGCTTTGGATGGGAATACAGACGGGCGTAGAGTTCGCTTTTCGTAATGTAGTATGTTTGAACAATCGCCTCTTGCCTGTCTGTATAGGGTGTGTCCTCCCGCAATACACCAATAGCGGATGGCTCAATCATGTACGGATGTATTCCGTTCTTGTAAACGAGCTTAACAAAGGTGGTGTTGTACACCAACGCCCATGTTAAAGCTGTTGAAAACACCTGATCCGCATTAGAGTTAAGCCATTCGTCATTCAAGGCTTGGGTTAATGCAGGTGATTTATGATGTTCGTTAGTGTGAACAGATGCGCCTAGCGCAATAGAGAACCGTGTGGTTTCAGCAGAATACAAAAAGCTAGTGAGCTGATCTAGGTGTGGGTGAATCTTATTAAAGTAAGCGGGTGCTTCTTCAGGACCAGCTCCAAATAAATAATACGCTCGGAGTGTCGTGTAGTCACCCCTTCTTTCTTCCTTGGACACCATACACTTGTTGATGATGTCTAAGTAAAAATCCTCACGACTTTCTCCGCTAGGTATTTTCATTTTTTAATCTGTAAGTTTTGTGGATCTCTTAGTGTACCCCCAGGAAGCGTAACTGGTCCAGTTTTAATACCCGCTTGGCTTGGAGCAAAATTAGTAGGCTCTGCTTCTTTACCAAGTGATGGTCCAACTGGCTGAGAGAATCTTCCCGCTAGGATGGATTGCATATTCATTCCTTGCATACCGCCACCCCAGACCGCAGCATCTCCTGGTCTTGCTTCTCTTGGACCTTCTTGTGGCGCTTGTGGCGCTGTTGGTTTAATTCGATCTTTGTTAACACCTTTTTTACGGGTGGCGAACTTTTCGGCATCTGCGTATTCTTTTTCGGTGAACTTGTTTTTCTTGGCGAGGAAGCCTTCTTGGTGCTCGCCTTCACGGGTGCTTTTAATGTCTGACATTCCGAACTCGATAGCGAGTTGCTTGGTGGACTTATCGGTAAATCTGGTTTTTGCACTAACGAGGTTAGGCGCTTGCAAAAATACGACCATAACTTCTTCATGGCAACCTTTCATGGGGCATTTAGCCTCCCGTGATTCAAAATACCCGTGTACTGCACAGTGAAAATCGTTAACTACCGCCATTGTTATCTCCCCTTCAATTGTTCGTCAAGCGTTAATTCTGAATAATCATATCTATTGCTAATCCCTACCTTAATCTTAATCTCTCCATTCACCACTTGCAAGCCCGTACTACGATGTAGTGTTGGGCGTGCTTCTTTACGATATTGAACAAATTTAGAGGTATCTCGATTTTGCATGATCGCTACTTCACCGTTTAGCCACTCGTTATAGGCTTTTGACACCCTACGCTGTACATATTCGGTTAAAGGTTCGGTTTCATTCAAGAAAACATCCTTCAAATGTGACAAAGAGATCCCCGCAAGGTCTGCAAACAAAGGCATGGAGATTCCCCGATCCTTGTCTTGCAAAAAGCGCTTCATTACCCGTCTGAGTTCAGTTCTAGGCATGGTAGCTCTCATGTACCGTAAACCCCAATCTTTTTCAGATAATCACTGACATTTCTTCCGACTGTGAGTTGTTCGGGGGAAAAGTCATCCTGTACCCTAGAAACTTGTCTGGTAATTTTCTGCGCAATAAGCCTGGGCTGCACCTGTTCGGCAAAGGCTGCGCAAGCTAGGGCGCAAGCAATAACCCTATCGTCTTTGTTTCTGCCAGAGGCTTCAATTGATCCGCCATCTCGAATGGTGGTTTTCATTTCTTCAAGGGTGTCCATATCCCACAAGTCCAACATACCTCTTTCAAAGTAGTCTTTCATGTAAGTGAGCATACGCTCTTTGGTAGCTGCAGTAGTCATCCAACCAATAGAATTGCTCATGCCACCAAGGGTATCGTTTCTGCGCCAGATGTAGTTTTGCATATTGCCGTACACATCCATGAGGTCTTTCCCTAATGT